TGAGTGACGCTTGCTTCTGTGCTGCCTGACGGTTGAAGATACCACGCTCACCAGACTTGCTCTCGTACAGAGACACCCACTCACGCATGAATGTACCCATCTCTGGCTTGCCTTTGTAGGCAACGCTGTTGTTCGCAAGCGCACGTTGCCCCTCGCCTTCCCACCACTGACCTGACTTTGCGTGGCGCATCTGATCATCATTCAGATTGGACAGGCTGATGAGTGCGCTACGGCGTACACCGCCGACAACAACCACCTCACCAATCTTACACATCAAGTCATGACATTCGATAGGAAACAGCCTACGACCTGACGCCTTCTTGAACATCTCCACTGTGAACTGAAACAGTTCCTCCAGTGGGGCTGGGCCACTCGCACGACCACCGAAAGTCTTGAGACGTGCGCCAGCAGGACGAACCTCTGACGTATCCCATTGTGGTACTTGTCCTGCGTACAGGAGCGAGATAAGTTCTCGCAGCGATTTAGCCCAGCCCGGACGTGAGTCGCCAACCTTGATGACAGTATCTGTACTGTGCATGTCTTCGTTGACGACAGGCAGCTTCTCTGTGTGGTGACGCTCGACAGAGAAGCCTACACCAGTGCCGCACATGAGGATGTACATTGTCTCGTCAAAAGCACGAGGACTATCCACTGGTACGTAGGAGCAATTGTATCCACCGACGTGACATCTGTCAAGCGCGGGACCGGCGGTCATCAATGCTCTCATGCTAGGCATGATGTCTTGGTTAAGCACAGCCTCTTCAAGTTCACCCCGCAGTTCATCCGACAGGACGTAATCGTGCTTGGCTTTGAGATGCTTGCCCATGTAATCAAAGTATCGTGCGACAGTTTCACCCCATGTCTCACGACGCTGTTCGTCATCCTTCCACCGGGCGTACCGGGAGAGGGCGATAAAGTTCTGGTAGTCTGTTGGTAGATAGTTGTTCATTGCGTCACTCCGTTAGTGTTTTTATGTGTCTAATTTCGGCACCGTCTACATCGTAGAAGTATTCACGTATGCCATCCTCAATCTCCAATCCCACGTCCTCGTCAGCGGGGATTGGGTATTCGTCGGGGTCAATGTCAATGTTGATGTATACTTTAACTCTCATCGTACATACCTTCGACTTCTTCAATCAGCTTAGTGAGATACCACTGAGCCTTCTTCAAATCCTCTGTACCATTTTTGTAGCGGTAACGCCAGAGGTATTTCATAATGTTACCTTGTAGATAATGTTCGTAGCCTTCACCAGTTGCAGCAGCAATGGCATCAATACACTCAATGCCAGCCTTGTTGTAGTGAGGCGGACTGTTTACCATGTCTTCTTCTTTGGCTCTCATTTTCATGTACTCCTCGTGTCTCATTACGCGCTGCCTTTGGTCTTGCTTCCGAAACTTAGATGAATGACATTGCCTTCTTCTTTTGTGAAGATCAGACCTTCCTCATCTTCTACCATGTCTTCATCCTCTTTGTCAACAACCTCCATGACATACGTGTGGACTAAACTACGTAAGCCCTCATCCATTTCCATGAGAGGAATAGTGGCACACATCATCTTACAGAAGTGCATCAGTTGTGTATAGCCTTCGTCATTGAGTGGGTTGTCAGCCTGAGAGATGATAGATATATCCACCTCACCTGTCCACTCGCCGTCTACTTCTGTGGGTCGCACTCTGATTACAAAGTCGCCTTCATCAATTGACTCCATGTTCTACCTCCTTTTCACTTTGGTTCCACTGAACTTAATAAACTTGGGATGCTTGTTCTTGCCTTTCTCTTTCAGCCAGTCTTCAGGAATAATGCGATCATAGTATTTGAATCCATACTTGATACACCATTCTGCATAAGTTGACTTGGCACCCTTTCGTAGCTTTCTCCTACTATTCTCGAAAACAAAGCGAATGTCAAGCTGCGGATGTTGCTTCTTGATGGCAAGGTGTTTCCTTCTGTCCGCTGCTGTGAACATGCCTTTGGTCTCAATGATGATCCCATTGTACAGCACGAAGTCAGGAGTGTAGGTGCGGTACGCTAGGTCTTCCCACTCAATCTTAACCTTCTCGTAATCGTAGATCACTTTCAGTTCATCAAGGTAGAGAGACAGCTTGTGTTCTAGTCCGCTCCTGTATCCATACTTTCGTGCTGCACGAAATTGTTTGTGATTAGGCAAGGCTACCTACATTACGCCACGAGATGAATGGGGATTGATATCCAAGTCCTTTCATCTCTTCACGAATGAGAGCGTCCGCTTCGTTACGTGCCTCAATAGCGGCGCGTAATCCAGCCGTCCTTTTCTCGCGGTATTCTTTACGTAGTTGGGCGAGATGTTCTTCCGTTGCCTTAATCTCGTCCATTAATGTAGTCATGTCGTCGTTCATGTTTTGTACTCCTCTTTTAGTGACGTGTATGCAACCGTCTTGGGTTGCTTGGCCTGTGAAGGAATAGAAGGACGCTCCTCCAATCCATCCCAACAAGCGAAACGATAGCGGCAGAAGACGCAGTTCTGGTCGAGGACCATGTTTCCTGTCTCCTTGCCTCTGAATATTTCAGGTACAGCATCGAAGCAACGCTCAAACGTGTTCTCTTTAAGAGAGTCTGCAGTCTGCTGTATGCCTTTTACTTCCTTCTCAACATCAATGCCTGTAGCTGGCACGTACTTGAACTCACCATTGGCTTTGTTCACTACCCACCATCCACCGGCACGTTTACCTGACGCCTTTGCATAGCCAGCAAGCTGTGCTACGTAGCCGAAAGGATCACCATTGCTCAGAGTTTCAAAGCAGTCAAACTTGTTATTATACGACCAATTAGATGCTGACTTAATATCATCAACAGCACCGTCAATAACAATATCATATGTGCCAGAGACGGATGCACCATCTTCAAGGTCGAGTGTAACTTTCTTATCGTCTTCATACTTTACTCCTGCTTCTTTGAGAAGTCCTTTGAAGACAGCTTCAACGATGTCTCCAAGCATCATGTTCATTACGAATGTTGTTGGCAGAGGCAACGCTTTCTCTGGTTCATTCTTATCAAACCAGAGTTGGCAAGTAGGTCTGCCCACGTTGGACATACGCAGACCAAACTCACCTCGCTTGTTCCCCCCGCCAAACTGACGTGCAACAGCAGCCATTACATCTGTGCCAATCTGTTGGATTGTCTCAGACGACATGGTGGACTTACCATTAGCGGCATTTTCCATGTACTGATGCACTGCCAGTTCGGCAGGATGTTTCATTATGCTACCTCGTCTTCGTCAATGTCAATCATGTCAGCCAGACCATCGGTGATGGCTACATCGTCTTCATCATTATGCGACGTAGATTTCTCTGCGTATGTATTGATGATGTATTCGTTGTAGTTCTGCACCCACGCCATGAAGTCGGTGAACAGTGCTTGATCAGACTGCTCAATCTCCACGACGTTAGTCAGGTTGACAGTAGTGACAGGCAGGAAGAAGCTGTTGCCATTCGGCAGCTTACGCTCTTCGGTAGCCGCATCGACTACGTGCTGGATGGGCAGACGCTTCTGCTTTGCAAAGGTAGTGAACACGTCACCCCAGCCTTTGAATGCGTCACGATTGTCTACCTCCCAGATGAATGGGGTAGCATCCAGTTCGACAGAGTTGCCTTGGTCATCTGTTGGATTGACCAGTTCAACTGTGCCAAAGATCACACGCACCCGCTTGATCTGCTTGATCAGTTCCTGCGTCTTTTCAGGCAGCGACTTAAAATCCTTGATGTAACCAGCGGGTTTGCCACAGTTAAACTTGCCCTCATTATCTTTGAGGTCAATATTCAAGTCGTCCGCCATGACAGTCTTGACGTAGCGGTTGGGTGCAGCACCCGATCCTTTCACGAAACGCTTATACATGAAGCGTTGCATGTATGGCCGGATACGTACAGAGGAAGCGTAGTAGGTAGGACCATCTGGAATCTCCAGCTTGTAGTGTCCACCTTCAACGACCTCTACGTTTACCTTCTTGCCGTTAACTTCGGCAAGCCCCATGATTGGGGTGTGATGGATACGAAGACGAGCAAGTGTACTGGACTTGCCGCCGCCACTCGTACCTTCATTGGCGATACCCATAGCCTTTGCCATAGCGGCGTAGTTATTGGTATCAATGGTAGTGATCTCGTTCATGTGTTTTATACTCCTTCTTTCGAGTTAGAATCCATAGTTATATCACGACACGTCTTTGGTGTCAAGCCAGTTGGGGCCAATTTTTGCCTCAAGTTCTAGTGGAACATTGAACGCTAACCCCCAACGTATAGCGATCAAGTCAGGCAGCACCCGGTTAGTCTCCTGAATTACTTCGATAACTTTCCGCTCTTCATCAGGATGAACATCAACCACGATGCTATCGTGGACAGTATTTACCACACAGGACTGCATACTGTCAAGCAGCTTTTCTATGTGCAGCAGAGCAATCGGTACGATATCTGCCGTTGCGAAGGACTGCACAGGATAGTTTTTGATTTGTGTAAAATGAGACACACGCCCACTTGCTTTGCGGACTACATCAGGAAAGGCAAACTGCCGACCAGATGGGGTGGTAATGCACCCAGTGTTTATAGCTTCTTTAGCCAATCGGGAATGCCATAGCCCGATACCTTTGTACTTCTCTGTGAAGTGTGTGTAATACTCTGCCTCCGCTGGCGTTCTCCCAAAGCCTGTTGCGCCATAAAGCGGTGCAAACGTGTGAGCCTTTGCAGTCTGCCTATCCGT